AGAAACTTTAGAAGAATTATTAAAATCACATTATATGTTTCAAGCGTTGCAAGGAGCAAAAGTTGATAAGTGGGAATGGTACTATG